GTATCGTATTTCTTTTGCTTACCACTTACACCCTTGTCCTGGAACGTTCCGTATTGATTCATTCCAAACTCTACAAAGATAGAATTAGGCATTGCCTTTACGTTCCCATAAATCGAATTATAAAGTCCCTTAGATGCGTTCTTTTGCTTGTTGGTTAAATTCTTTCTTGATTCCTTAACTACGTGCAACCTAAACCTATCTAATACCTTTTGTGTTTGTTTAATGTTTAACATATACTCATTTCGTTAGGTACTAATACATCAAAAGTCATAGTCCACCCTGCTAAAAAGTTCTCGAATCTTTCGGTAAAAGGTTCACACGTTGCTGTTCCATCTGTTTGGTATAAGTCGCTGTATAAGTCCCCACGTCTTGCAGATTCATATACACGTTGGCAAACTATCAATTGCTGGTTTAAAACGTCTTGTACGTTATCGTTGCCTATGTATACGTTAGGTGCATCTTCTTTGTTTATGTCTACTATATCCATTGCTACAATAGAAACATTAAAGCGTGTTTGGTTATTCTCAAACGTTGCGTTGTTAACGATAATATGCGACAAAGGGAAAATAGTTTGTTTAGCTAAATCCACCTCGTATATATCTCCTTGAGTTACCGTGTTAACAAATGGTATTGTCTCAAGTTCTGCCTTGATTGTGTCTATTAAGTTGTAAAATCCTTTCATCGTTTCATCATTCTATCTATTTTCCTTTGCTCTATTTCTTGCTTCTCCTTTTCAAATGTAAGTAGCGTTAAACATTTAGTAAGTGGTTCTCTGGTAACTGCATCGAATCGTGTAACATCTCCTTGAGCGAGTGCATATATGCTGCTATACCATCCCCACCGTTTGCCAAATTGAGTTGTTTCGCTAAAGTCGCTTTCTGCTTCTTGCTCATCGTTTTCTCTAAATAGTCCATCGTAGCTTGTAGTAATTCTTTTCCTAAATTCCAAAAAAAAACCTGCGCACCTAACGCAATTGATATTGGAGCAAATTCCATAACCTCTGCAAAGTTCGAACTTGATTCATAGGATTGAATATCGTATCTATTCTTTTGCTCTCTAACTATTGGTCTGTACATAACTGCCATTGCTTTGTGCATCGTTTCAAATGATGTTAAGTTAGCTTCTAAGTCTACATATTCGCCAAATGAAATGTTTTCTAAGTTCGGAATAAAACCGAACTCTACACCGCCTAATGTAAACCTTTTAACAAACTCGTGCTTTGCAGCAAACAAATTATTTAAGTGCTGTACTACGTCAATGATTGAAGAATAAGAAATCTTACTAACTTCCGATAGTTCCATATTGCAAAATATAGATACCATTTTCATAGCAATAAACTCATCGTCTTGGTTATTCGATTGTATTTTAACAAACTCGCTGTATTGTTTAACGGTAATTTCTTCTAATGTACTTGGAACTTTTATTGTAGCTTTCATATTATTATAACCTATTTATGTTTGTTTTGTTGTATGTAATCGTAAGCAGCGCATAACATTTGAAAGTGTCGGTGCATCATCATTGGATTATCGAATACTATTTTAACTTTTCGTTGTTTCTTTTCCCATATGTAATCCTCAACTACACGTATGTATTCTTGCACGTCTATGTTATTCATCGTATGTTATATTTGCCTTTGTTAGGATTAACTAATTGATAAGATACTGCATACCTAATAGCATCAATTGCGTGGTTAAATTTATCTATCGGAGTGTTCGACTTCTTTTCAAGCCACGAATAGTTGTTAAACTCTTTATGTAAATCAATTGATTCAGCATCTACTATTAAATCGTAGTCCGATAATAAACTAATACCATATACTACGGAATCCGCTCCTTTAATTGCTCCCACTACATTACAACCTAAATGCCTTAACTCGTTTATTAAACGTGGTTCTGCGCTATCTGCTACTATTAATCTATCCTTTGCAAATTGTTTGTTTAGTTGTGCTATGTTTGATGTGGTTAATCCTTGCTTGTAGTAGTGTAAACGTAAATAGATAATCTTATTGTTTAAGTCTATGTTTGTTTCTACTAATGTAGTAGGGTCGTTACTAAATCCGTAATCTTGACCGAATACTGAAACCCCAACTTCTTTAAATTCTCCTATGCTCCAGTTGTTAAATATAACACCCTCTGCTTTGTTTAACCAACCGCCTAATATTGTGTGCTTGTATTTCTCTGGTCTACGTTGCTTTATTTCTTCTACCTGCTCAATGAACGATGGCGATAGGTTGTTTATGTTATCTAAGTAAGTTGTGTGTATGTAGGTGCAATCTCCGTTAATTAATGTTTGTCCTGCCTCAACTCCTTTTGCTTCAAAGAACTTGTTATATATGAAGTGTTCTTTCGTGGTTGGATTAAGAATTAAGATAACACGATTCTGCTTTGTCTTGTGCCTGATAGATAAATCAATCTTATCGAATACATCTTCATCTGTTAATTCTTCTGCTTCGTCAAGTACCCAAGTTGTAACACCTTGCAAAGATTTTAAGTTAGCCGTTTGTGTTCCGCTACTTGTTTTAATTCCTTTAAAGATAATCTTTGAACCTGTACGTATATTTATAATCTCGTCTTTGGTTATCGTGAAATCGGATTGCATATCCATCATTTCAATCTTTTCGATAAACTCTGGAATTATAGATATGTTTGCAGAAACTAATGTATAACGTGTAAACAATATAACGTGGTTTGCTTCTTGAGTTAATAAAAGCAGAAACGTGGTAACACTAAAAGATTTAGAACTACCACGCCCACCTGTTACAATGAAGTAACGAGAATCACTACCTAAGTAATTATACTTACTATTTAATTTTATCAATTGAGAATAAGTCTTTAATGTTTATACTGCTTATGTTTGTCGTTTGCTCAATCGTTTCTTTTGGATTGCCATATGTGTAAGCAAGGATTAACTTACTCGCACTTATCTTATCCGCATCTTTTGATTTAGCGTTAACAACTATGTTTGCTAAACATTGTACTGCATCAAGTGAGTAAGGCTTCATTAAGTCACGAATCCTACTCTCCTCGTCTTTTGATTTACGACCTGAGTTTGGTCTAACTCCCCCTCGTTTCTCCATTGGTTTTGTTTTGGTTAATCAAAGTTTCTTTTTTGCTTTACGCATTAAGTAAGAACCGTTATTGTATTGCTCCCAATCTGTTGTATCTGAACAAACTGAATAACCGATAGTGTCTACTGGTCCTGTGTAATACCATTTGTTGTTTAAGAATACTTGGTGCTTAATTGCTTTTAACGATATGCATTCTGTGTTAGGTGCTAAATCTTCTTTCTTACAAGATGCTACTACTACTCCTAATGCTAATACTAATAATAATTTTTTCATAATTCGTGCGTTTATATGTTAATAACTTGTGCAAATATAAACAAATATTTTAATTCAAATAGTTTTCGTGAATTTTTTTTAATTTATTTATAATTTCAGCTAAACAAGTTGCACAATTGGTAGGTTCTTGGTTCTGTTTGAAAGTGCGATTATAAATTTTTAATATCTCTCTTTGCTCTGATGGTTTAACGCTGTTACGATGTACTGCAAACCACTCTGTAAGAAAGTTGTATTCATCCTCTGTTAGGCATTCAGGTTTAATGTAAGGAAACAAATGGTTTAGTTTTTGTTTACGTTCCTCGCATCCACAATCCTCGCCCATAATGAACTTGGCTACTTTATCTATTCCTGTAGCTTGGAATACTTTCTCTACGGTATCTCCTAATCCTTGTGATTTTGGTTTACGTGTTCTTGGTTTTCTACTTGTTGTCATATTTCTTTAATTTATTTTTACACTTCTTTAATGTTACGAATATACTCTTTTCGCTAATGTTTGTTTCCTTTGCTAATTTACGAATACTCATACCAGAATCAATGTATAAATTAAATAGTATCTCATCGTAATAATGCCAAGATGCTATCTCGTTTTCTATTCTATTCTCAAATTCTATGTATGAATCGTGCGAAATATCAAAGTTATCATCTATTCTAACAACCTCGAAACGTGATTTTAGTTGCACGTAGTTAAGAAATAAGTTACGCAGTACGAAGTATATGTAGCCTTTGTTTAGTGTTCCACGCTTCACAATCTTATCGTAAGTGGTGTACTTGTTTATCCGTAGGTACATTTCTTGCACTATATCTTCAGTGTAGAACTCCTCGCCAAAAGAACGAACTACATTTACCCATTCGTTATGATGC